AACAACTGCCCAAGGCACTTCATCCGCCATAACGCCTTGGTACGTTGCGGGCTACCTATATAGCTAAATTCATATATAGTAGTTCCTTTGGGAGACACGCCTACTTGCTTTATATCTTGCTTAACTCTGCGATCACTAAAAGCCAAAAGCATTAAAGCTGATGCGCCTAGCTGTCCTATTGTGCCATAAGTTTGAGCTTTGGAAGCTGCTTTAGCTTGAGTGAAAGCGTTCTGGCGAGACATAGCGTCACCAGCAGCTGAACTTAGCTGGCTCTGAGAAGAACGGTTAACGCCTTGGCCTATGTTTATAAGGTCTGATAGCAATCCAGTATTCGCTTCTCGCTGAGCAATGCGAGCATCGTTCACTGACTGTACGCCGCCTAAAGTATTTGCCCGTTGTAGCATAAGCTGCTGCTGTTGTATTTGTGCGGGGGTTAAAGCAGCACCATAACGAGACGCAGTACGGCTAGCTATACCGCCAGCTAGCCCTTGAGCAGTGCCTACGTCTTCCCGCGCCTGATCTATAAGGCTGGTATCAGTCTGGGCTTTGTTTAAAAGACCTTCCTCAAACCCACGATAGTTATTAACGTAGTCTAAATACTCCTGACGAGTAATATTAGCGTATGCCTGATCAGGGTTATTAACTGTGGGTAATGTGTTTCTTGGAATGCCAGCAGTGCTTAAGCCACGCTCTGCTAAAGACTCCGTATCCATGTACGCTAAATTAGACATATCAACCACCCCTCGCTCTAGAGGCTCTTAATCTTTCCCCAAAACCAGATGCTGGTATTGGGGTGGAGCCGGGAATACCAGCATTCACATTCGGAGTAAAGAAAGTACCGCCACCTTGTATATTTTTTAACCCTGAACCTACAAAAGCACTGCCTATGTCTACTGCAGCATTTAGTTTTGCCTGAGCGACATCTTGATTTGCTCTAGCGCGAGTCAACGCTTCTGAGGTAGCCAGACGTGATGCTTGAGCCATGCCGCTTTGGGCATCTGCGGCTTGACCTCTAGCAGTGCCTAAGACGTTTGTCTGCATTTTATTTTGTATGTCTTTGGCTGCTACATTGGCAACGCCGAGCTGTCCTTGGTAGGCCTGTGCTATATCGCCGGTGCGCGTCGCACTTTGGGTTTGTGCGTAGGAAGGAGCTGATGTAAGCGCTTGCATAGTATCAGCGCCAGCGCGGCCTCTAAGGCCTGACTGTACATCAGCTGTAAGAGATTGATCTCGCATCTGCTGCAACAACGGGTCGTACTTCTGCTTGAAGTACTGATACTCCGCCATAGCGGTTGAAGCAGACGCTTGTTCTGCTGCTGAAGCTTGATAGTCTTGTGACTTTGGTCTAGCACCCATTACAGATACCTCTTAAATACGACTGTATCGACCTCCCATCCAGTATGCTCTAAGTAAGAGATAACTTTAGGTACAGCCGACCTTGTTTCTATCTTTGTAAACCCGGCAGCTCTCGCCACTTCTTCAAAGAAAGACAGATGTTTTACAGCTAAGTTAGTGCCACGTTCTTTGGCCCATGCTAGCCATATTAAAAATGTTCTTTCCCCGTTAAAAACGTCTGTTTCACCCGTGGATACTACGAACCCTTCGTTAGTCATCCATAAAACAGCTTGCTCTGCCTTACAAGCACCGTACACATGCTCCGGTGTAAATGTAAGATTAGAATCCGCCTCTAGTACATCTTCTACGCCTTGCTTAACCCAGTGCCATTCATTTTCTATGTCGGCAAATACAGGGTTACTAAACGTCTGATCTGTACCTGTGGCGTCGTCGTTTTGTCGGGGTGTAAAGTCCGCCATAGTTAACCTTCCTAGCTACTCCTGAGTCCGCATGTCTAGCTCTGCGTTCTGCAATCTGAATTCCTTCAGCGAATAAAGAACCGTATACCTGAGCGCCTGTGTAATCTGTCCAGTCCTTACTTGGCAACCTAAGCAATCTAAACAAAGCGCCGCTTACTATAGTATCCCTATAATCGTTTATAAGGTCATTATCAACGGCTGTAGAAGTGTGCGTAGGCTTAAGCTGCGCTCTAACAATAGTTGACGATGCTTGAGTTACAGCAGGTGTAGGGACAAGCCAGAAAGAAGACTGAGTCTGCTTTACAAAATACGCAGGTGTGCCAGCGCTATCAGCCTCCCTCCATTTAGGGACGCGTTGTTCTAGCAGGTTAGTGCTTATAGGCTCCAAGTCTTTACCGTTATGAACAACCCACATTATCTTGTGTACAACCGTGCCAGAGGGCGGCTCTAGGTCGTACTCGTAGATGTTGGCTACAGTTGTTACTGGGTCAAGCTCAGCCTGATAAACGCCGCTCTTTTCACACAACTCAATTACTGCTGCACGAATATTGGTTTCGATAAGCGTGTCAGGACATCCGGGAACCATCGGGATTATTTCTGATAGCAATGTTTCGTAGGCTATTGCCATATGAGATTACCCCATTGGAGATACAGTGGCGGGACGGACATTGTCTATATTAGGAGACGTTACTGCGTCTATTTGCCCTTTCCCTGTTACCGAAACGTTAAATAACTGGAAGTGATTTACAGCTCGCTGCGAGTTACCTGCGTACTCTGCTTCTTTCATGTAAGCCATGTATAACACATAGTTCATGATCGCATTAGCGTAAATGTCAGGTACAGCTAGGTTATCGCCTTGTGCCACTGTTGAAGGATTAGCAGAATACACTATCTCTAGAAAAGCGTCGGCTCCAGTGGCAACCCCTGGGTATACGTAGAAGTTGCGGGGGTTCGCTTCATCATAGATGTAGTGTTTGATAATGCTGCCATGAGCGGCATCACCAGTTACTAAAGGGTCATGCCAGCTAGGAGTATGAGCATCAACGATTTCGCGGGTTACTAGCCTTACAGCCCGTCGTCCTACTCCAGACTCAGCGGCTGACATGTTGCGTACTACGCGTAGCAGCCTATTGCCATTGGCTGGTATTTCTTGCTTAGTGCCTTCGGCTAGCGTAATTGTAGTGTTAGTAGCAGATGCATCTGGCTTTAGTAGAGCTATTTCTCGCTGGGCATCATTAACCCAAAGAATCAGCTCGCTTACTACAGGCCAGCGTACGCCAGTCGTATCTTGCAGTGTTGCTTGAACGCGGTCTATGACGCTCTGTACTGTAACTGCCATAAGCTACCCTATCAGGAATTAAGGGCTATTTCCCAAGCTCGCTCACGTTCTTCAGAGCGTACTGTCCTTCCGACAGCTCTGTTAACTATAGCAGCTTTTGGAGAGCCGTCCGACTTAAAGTCTTGCGGATTACCCATCTCTATCAGTCGTTCGAGGGCGGCAACCAGCTCTAAGTCTACAACATCCGTAGCTTCTTCTGGTTCAACCACCAAAGTATCTACGTCTGTAATTGTTTCTGTGATTTGAATTTCTAGAGGGTCTTTTACTATAACACCTTCTATATCTTCTACCTGCTTGGCACCCATTTGAAGGGCTATAGCGCCTATAGTATGAGACACAGTTCGTGGCTCACCTGCCTTTAATAAAACAACCGCCCCAGATAGAGTGGCTATTCGTAAGTCTTTTCCAGACACTATTCTCATGTTTACTCCGTTAAAAAGATCCCCCCTCCGGTATGGAGAGGGGATCTGAGCTTACTTCTTACTGTGCAGTATCAAGAGCGATAACACCGAAGTCCTGTACGGAACCGTTGTAGTCGCTGTTGTACTTAGGCTTACGGAGACCGAAGATCTTACCGATGCTGATACCAGACTGGTTGCCGTAGTCGAAAGTATCTTCGACAACTTCAGGCATACCGATGTCAGCCATTGCAAGAGCTTGAGCACCGCAGAACAGAGCGCGAGCACCAACTACGTCAGCGTCAGCACCCCACTTGTAACCGGGATCGCCTGCTTCAGCAGAAGTACCAGTAGTAGCGCCTTCAGTGCTGAATACGTGACGGAACTCGTGAACCATAACGCCATCAACCATGAGGCTAGAAGAGCCAGCGAACAGCTGGTTAGCGCTTCCACGAACGCCTGCGTTGCGGACGTTTGCAAGGAAGTCTGAATCTAGCTTCAGGTCAGCCATTTGCTGAGGAGTTACGAAGAGGTGGAATACCTCGTCGTTACCTGCACCGCGAATACCACGGATGTAGTTGTCCTTAGCGTAGGCCTTGAGGTCTACAATGTGGCGGTACTTGATCTTGTCAGTAGCTACAAGAGCAGTAGTATCACCAGTAACGATGTCATCGCCGTCTGTACGAAGGTGACGAGCAGAGCTAGGAGCCGCTACATCTGATGCGAACTCGAGGTCAACAAGCTCGTGACCAGCAGTTGCAGATGTAGGACGCAGAGCGCCGTTAGTCTTGTGAGTGTAAGCAACGCCTGACAAAGTCAAGAACGCCAGCTGATCCATACGGTCAGCCATTGCATAAGCAAGAGCGTCGCGTGATGTCTCACGGAAGTTAACTACAGACTTCTGATCAGCCATACGGCCTGCGATACGGTTAGCGAAACGCAGCTGGTCAAGCTGGACAGTAATGTCGTAGGCGCGTAGCGCTTCTTCGTTACCTTCCAGAGTGTAATCACCAGTGATACCGTCACCAGTCATATCGGCGAGGAGAGTGATAACCGCTCGTGCGCCTTTCTCAGACTTAGTGAGTTCAGTAACTCGCTGAACCATAGCGTTTGAGCCAGTTCCAGCAAATTGATTAACGAAAGACATGTTGCGGGCAACACGCCAGAAGTCGCGACTCCACGCGGTTAACTGCTCGGAAGTCAACGACGCAAAATTGGTATTAGCCATGATAGGCCTCCAAAGAATTTAAAATATGCGTACGATTTATAGGCACGAATGCCCGTTAGTAGCCGACTTTAGGAGCGGCTAACCCGTTCCTTCGTATCGTGAAGGCAACGACTTAGCGCTTATTTACGAGGTGCGACCTCGGCAGGTTTTACGCCTTGTGCAGGCGGGGTGAGATACGGTTTTTACGTGTACGGCACGGTTAGATATCGTTCTAACAGACGAATGTAAACTGTATATTAGCGCCCCTAATAAAAAGACGCAAGGGTTATCTATATCTTGCTGTCTTCTTAGCTATTTTCTTGGGCTGCTTAGAAAACTGCTTACCAGCTTTAGTATCGGCACGTTTCTTACGGCTAGTAGCTGAATATTCTTTAGAGCTAAGCGACTGCCTAGCTTTCTTAGGTAGATACC